TTCGCAAATAAGAATTAATTTAATTCTTACTGGAATGCTACGTTTGACAATGTAATTGCGTCAACGTAGTCAGCCGCGTTACCCAATGAACTTGCAGTATTTGTAAGTTCGATGTAACCGTATCTTGTCATAAATGACACGACAGGTTCAAATGTAGCAGGGTCCATAACTGGGCCTGTGCTCATTAATGGGATATACGGACAGTAGAACGCAGGTGCGTCAGTTTCGCTTGAACCTTTGTATCCAACTAAAACTTTTGTTCCGTCAGCCGCATAACTGTCAACAAATACTTTGATAGATCCGTTAAGGACACCAGCAAGTTTTGTGTTAGTAGGTGCTTCGAAAGAACCTTCTGTTGTTCTAGCGAATGTTGAAGTTGATGCACTTTGTAATATAGTCAATGCTTCTGGAGAAACAACGATGTAGTTACCTGCACCTCTTCTTGTTCTAGCCGCGATTCTGTTCGCCGCTCTGTTAATTTCAATAGCCAATACCGCGTGTCTGTCACCAACGTATGTTTGTGTACCAGTCACAGAGTTAAAGTCTAAAGTTGTACCAGAACCTGCAAGACTTCTTAGTGAACCGATAATTTCTTGGTCGATTTCAACTACGATTTCTTGTGCAAGTGCCTGCATAATTTCTGCTTCAACATCAAGACCATGCATAGATTCGGCATCTTGAGCTGACTCAAATGTCCATCTAGCACTTAAACGTCTTGTTTTTGCTTCAACAGTTTGCTTTAAGATTTGGATGCTTAGTTTCTTACCAGCAGTTCCTTCTGAAGCCGCTGTTGCATCTGGTGAACCAGAATAAGCATTTGCAATCTTAAATGGTGAAAGTGCTTCATCACCAGGATTAACACCTGTTGCACTCTCGGCATACCTTGTTCTCAAAGTATGTATTTGTCCTACTGGACCAGTCATTGGCTGAACACCAACTAATTCGTTAGCAATAACTGAAGGCATAACCCTTCTAATTAAAGGTAACATTACTTTGTTTAATGTAGCAACGTTGCCAGCCTGAGTAGCACCACTAGATGCTGATTCTTGAAGATGTTTTTTAGTATTTTCAAGAACAACGTCTAATGAACTTTTTCTTGAACCGTTAAGTCCTTCTAAAAGTGCGTCCTTGGTTGCTGACCAATTGCTTTCAAATAATTCTGCCATTTCTTATCTCCTAATTTGAAAGTCCGGCTAATTTACGGATAGCATCAATTTCGACGATATCCTGTCCATCTTCAGTTGAAGGCTGAACATCTTTGTCACCAGTGTGTTCTGATGTCACTGATTCCGTTAATGGTTTACGATCCTCTTTAGGTGCTTCGCCGTCTAAAACACTTGGTAAGTATTTGTTAAATTGCTTTTCAAGGTTTTCTGTTTTAACACTTTCAAGAAGGTCAACCATAATTTCTTTTTTTGCTTTTGCTAAAGGTTTTAGCAATTCGTCAAGTTGTTCTTTACGAGCATACTTGTCTTCTGCTATTCTCAACTTGCTTTCTGTAAGTTTAGTTGCTTCTGCTTTCGCTTCTACTTCTGCTTTACTTTCTGCAAGTTCTTTTTTAACATCAGCGATTTGTTTCTCTAGTTCTTTAACATCTGAACTTTCGTTTAAGTAACTTGAACGATATTCATTTGCAAAAGATTCGAATATTCTTCGACCAAAGTCATTCTCTCTGGCGGCTGTGATGTCATCTTTAAACTGTTGTACGTTGTCAGACACAACTCTATTAACAACAGCCTCGACTTTGTCAGCGGCACGTTTAATGAAGTCTGCTTTAGATTCAGCAAGTTGTTTCTTACCTTCTCTAACCATTTTCACTTTTTGCTCAACTAATGCTTGTTTGTCCTCGTGGAATTCTTTAATTTCTCCAGCAAGTGACTCAACAACAAAGTTATCAAGTTTATCTACGTGTGCTTGAACGTTTTCACGTTCTGCTCTTAACTCTTTAACTTCTTTAGCAAGTTGTTCAGCAATGAAACCTTCCAGTTTCTTTGCGTGTTCACTAACAGCCTTTTTGTAAGCAACTCTTTCTTCAGCGACTTTTTGTTTATCTTCAGCAAGTTCTTGCATTTCTGCTTCGATTCTTTCTTTGATAAACCCATCAACTGCTTCAACAATAAGACCTTTGTCATGCTCATATCTTTGAGCAAACTCTTCTCTTAATTCTGCTGTAAGTTCCTCACGGGCTTCGGATAGACGACTTTCCCAGGCCTCAACGATTTGACCTTGTGTTTCTTCGGTCAATTCGGTAGACTTGATTAGGTCTTCAAATTTTTCTGCCATAGTAGTCTCCTACCTCAATTTTAATTCATTGATAAAATCAATGATACTTTTATCTAGATGCTTTTTTGCACCTATGGTTTTATCGTGTGTATAGTCTTTGGCAATATCATGTATCATGCTACCGCCTTTCATGTTAAACAAAGACTCATAAATGGTCTTTGGATAGGCATCTGGGGCCGAAGGTTGTGCAACAATATCTACAGTAACAATATCAAAATCAGACACACGACCTGATTCATTTACATTACCACTTCCTCTACTGCTGACACCTAATTTTGCACCTGCTTTTAATAAAGCCCTTGCAATATTCCCCATAGGTGTATCTATAACTTTGAGTTTACCCATTCCGTTTGCATCATTACACATCATTTCTGTTATGATATGACTTACACGGTCTAAGTTTATTTGTAACTCTTCTGGATGGTCTAATTCTCCCATCACAGTTTCACCTTTGTTCAGTCTTTCTGTAACGTTCTCAACGGCACGTTTGATTTCATCCTTTGGATATACTCGTCCATTCTGGTTCTTTACATCACCTTGAATGAACAATCCTTGCATGTATAAGTCTTTACCATCGTTAGATTCCATTAATTGAATCTGACTTTGTTCAGGACTCATGTATTCATATAACTTACG